CTGCTTTATTTGATGCAAATAGCATCAGAAGAACTTATATCCACCCAAGATGTAAGGAATTAATAAAGTCATTAAGGACGCTGACTTATGCACCAAACACAGGTTTACCGAATAAAAATCTTGGTGTTGATCACGCTTTTGATGCTTTCGGGTATTTATGTTTACAACAGTTCAATTTGGCAAAACCTGAGACTTTAGGTCAAACTGGGTACAGAATTTACTAAAACCATGCCAACTGGAAAAGGAAGCTACGGAAGTAAGAAAGGAAGACCCAAGAAGAAAGGTTTATATGCCAATATTGCAGCAAAAAAGAAACGTATTGCGGCTGGTAGTGGAGAAAAGATGAGAAAACCTGGAGATAAAGGTGCTCCAACTGCTGCAAACTTTAAAAAAGCAGCAAAAACAGCTAAAAAGAAGAAAAAATGACAGTTACAAGAGGTAAAGAAAAATTTAGTGGATATAACAAGCCTAAAAGAACACCTGGGCATGGAACTAAGTCTCATGCAGTCTTAGCAAAAGAAGGAGATAAGATTAAGTTGATACGTTTTGGGCAACAAGGCGTTAGTGGTGCAGGAAAAAACCCACAAAGTGAAAAAGATAAAGCTAGGAGGAAATCATTTAAAGCTAGACACGCTGCAAATATCGCAAAAGGGAAGATGAGTGCTGCATATTGGGCAAATAAAACAAAATGGTAATGAAACAAGAAGAATAAAGCTTAGAATATAAACAATGTTGTATTGGTTAAAAGTTAGATGACATATTCTATGCCAGGGGCATTGCGTACAAATATTGTTAGTCAGACTTATTTGGGTGGAGGCGATAATCCATTTTCTAAGACAAGAGCTGTTTTAGATATGACAAAATCGTGGGAAATAATGAAAGCAGTTAGTTTAGGAACTGAATATTTAAGAGATAATTCGCAAGCGTTTTTACCGTTAGAACCGAGAGAAGATTATGACGCATATTTATCAAGAGTTAACCGTGCTGTATTTTCTCCTTATACGCAAAGATTAATTAGAGCTGCAACAGGATTAATTCTTCGTAAACCGATAACAGTTATTGGCGATCCATATTGGACAGATGTATTTGTAAAGGATGTTGATGGATGTGGATCGGACTTAGATGAGTATGCGAGAAGAAGTTTAATTTGTGCTTTAACTTATGGACATAGCAATACGCTTGTAGATTTCCCTGCACCAACAGGAGCTATAAGTCTTGCTGAAGAAAGGCAACAGAATCGTAGACCTTATTGGATCGAGATAGACCCTACAAATATTTATGGCTGGAGATTAGATAGAGAAGTTAATTATGGAAAATTAATACAAGTAAGGATTGCAGAGAAGGCAGTTGTACCTGATGGAGAGTTTGGTGAAAAAGTTTATGATCAAATTCGTGTAATTGAACCAGGGCAATACAAGATTTATAGAAGGAAGGAAACTACAAAAGATATGTACACCGAAGATGATGCATTTGCTGGCAATTTTGATTCTCCTGCTGATGAAAAAGACTACGATTTAGTTGAATCAGGTGATTTTTCATTAGGTGAAGTGCCTTTAGTGACTGTGTATGCAGGAAAAACAGACACGATGACAAGTAAACCACCGTTATTAGATATTGCGTATTTAAATCTTGCACATTTCCAACGTCAAGCTGATTTAATTCATAGTTTGCATGTTGCTTCACAACCTTTATTGGTTATGGAGGGATGGGATGATCAGACGAAAGATATGGCTATTAGTGTTAATTATGCAATGGCAACTCAACCAGGAAATAAAGTTTATTATGTAGAGCCAGCCGCTAGTGCATTTGAAGCTCAAGCAGCAGAAATACAAGAATTACAATCACAAATGGCAACGCTTGGTATTAGTACGTTGTCTCAACAAAAGTTTGTAGCAGAATCAGCAGATGCTCGTCGATTGGATCGAGTAGATACAAACTCTATGTTGTCGATGGTGTCATTAGATTTAGAACAAAAGATGCAAAAAGCATTTAATTTATCGGCTGATTACTTAGGTTTAGAACCACCTGAAATTAAAATTAGTCGTGACTTTGATATTGATAGGCTAATCGGTCAAGATATAACAGCTTTGACCTCACTATTTGATCAGCAAGTAATAGATAGGGAAGAATTTAGAGATATTTTAGTGCAAGGTGAAGTTCTACCTAACGCAAACGAAGCTGAAAAGAATTAATAGACTAGAATAATAATTAAGTGCATTAAAATCTATGCCCATTGAAAAAATGAGGTTTGAGGAAATAAATCCTCCTGCTTGCCCACCAAAAGAAGCTCCTGCTCCAAAAGCAAAAGCAGCTCCAAAAACTGCACCTAAAACTACTACTGAATAAACATGGAAGAAAGAGTAATTCAGCAGGAGTCCGTGATTCCTGAAGAACAGTCCGTGACTGCTTCTGAAACTCCCAAAGCTCCTGCTACACCTGAAGTTCCTACTGTTCCTTTAGCCGAATTTGAAGCTTTAAAGGGACAGCTTGCTGAAAAAGAAAAAGCGTTCCAGAACGCAAAAAGCAAAATAGGTGAGTATTACGATGATCGTAAAAAAGCATTAGAAGACCAAGGGATGTATAAACCCCTTTGGGAAGATGCTAATAAAACAGCACAAGAAAAAGATCAAGAAATTGGTACTTTAAAAACTGAGATAGCAGAGCTAAAACGTTCTACGGAAAATGCTGCGACACGTACGACAGCTTTATCTGCTTTGAGTAATGCTGGAGCGATTAACGCTGGTCAAACTTTAGCTTTGTTGCAAGATAAATTACAGAAAAGCAGTGATGGTAAAACTGTTATTTTGAATGGTGGAGTTGAACAAGATTTGGGTGCTTACGTTAACAATTTGAAGAACCCTGGAAGTGGATGGGAGCATCATTTTAAAGCGAGCAGTTCTGCTGGTATGGGTACAAAACCAAGCCCTACATCTAATGTTGCTCCTGGGCAAGATAACCCTTGGAAAACGGGCAATCTTACGCAACAAATGTTATTATCCAATCAAGACCCTGATTTAGCAGCCGTGCTGCAAAAAGAGGCATCTCAGTAACATCTAAAAATCCGTGATTTGATGATGTTATTTTCTAAGTCCGTGGCTTAGGCAAGTAAACCGTAATTCTTAGGAGAAAGAAATGGCAGCCCCGTTTCAGAATTACTCTGGCGGTGTCCTTTTAGCAGACATCGTAAAGAGGAATAATTTAGCTCGTTATGTCCAAGAGGCAATTAAAGAACGTAGCCAATTTGTTAAAAGTGGAGCTGTTGTAAGAAACAGTTTCTTAGATGCTAAAGAAGGCGGTACACGCATCCAAGTTCCTGAGTTCAACCCAGTAGCACCAACCGAAGAGGTTATGACTGGGGCGGCTAACTGGGGAACCTCAACTGCTGGATATTTAACTCCACAGAAGATCGGTACAGCAACACAAATTGCTTCTATCGTTCACAGAGGTTTTGCATACGCTGTAGACGACATTGCAATCTTGGCTGCTGGCGAAGATCCAATGTTAGCTATCCGTAATCAGTTAGCTGATGCAATCAACAAGTTGAACAACGCTCGTTTGTTCTCACAGCTTGCTGGTTTATTCGGTACTGCTCTTGCAGGTAATAAGCTTGACGTTGCTAAAGCTGCATCTTCTGGAGCTGCTGAAGCTAACTATTTAACAGCCGCTACTATTGCTCAAGCTCGTAATAAGTTGGGTGAGCGTGGAGAAGAGCCAGATCTATTAGTTGTTCATCCAGCAGTTGCTTACTACCTCTATCAGGTAGGAATGTTAACTTTCTCTACCGCAGCACTAGCCGCTTCAGGTTCAGTGGTTTGGGGTGGTGGTGGCGTTGGCATCGGTGCTAAAGAAGTTGGTCAATTCGCTGGCTGTAGAGTTATCGTTGACGAAGCTGTTAACACTGTTGCTCCTGGTACTGGTGGTCATATCACTGAGTACTACTGCTATCTATTGAAAGCAGGAACCATCATGGAAGGTGTTCAGCAAGATCTAAGGATTGAAGCTGATCGCAACATCTTGTCTAAGCAGAATGTACTTTCTGTTGACTATCACACTGCGTATCATGTAATGGGTACTAAGTGGGTAGATGCTGCTGACAACCCAACCAATGCACATTTAGCTACTGCTAACAAGTGGTCAGCTACTTACGATGTTGATTTGATCCCTGCTGTTCAGATCACAGTTAACACACCTCTAGACACAACTACTATTTGATATATAGTTGTTAGTGAACTCTTTTGGGATGGGCTTGAATGACCCGAAGATGTTTTAACTAACATCTTTCAACCCGAAAATTTACGGGTGTATTTGGTAAAACAAATGTAAACCGTCACCAATTTTATTTGGTGCTGACTGACCTCTTTTGAGTAGTATCGGGCTGACGGAATTTTCTGTGGGATGACGGTTCTAAAAGAGTTTAAATACTAAAAAAGCCTCACTTTCGAGTGGGGCTTTTGTATGACGCTAGAATGTAAACAATGTTTGAGAAGTAAACGTGGCCGCTACTATTCATGCCACTTTGAAAGGTGAAAGTTCTAATAGCTATGCAACTTTGGCAGATGCCAATAGTTATTTTGAAACTTCTCCTGATGATTCAACGTGGTCAAATAAAACAGATGATCAAAAGAATCGTGCATTAATCTCTGCTACTCGTTGGATCGATAGTTTGAATTTTTATGGTGATAGATGTGATCAAGGCCAAGCATTAAAATGGCCTAGAAATAACTTTGAAGTAGATGATGTTGAGCTTGCTTGTACATTAATTCCTGCAAAAATTAAGTATGCACAATATGAATTAGCAAGAGCATTAGCTAACGATACAGATGCAATGACTGGGAATAGTGGCACAGAAGGTGTTGCAAAAGAAGTAGAGCTTGGTGAACTAAAGGTGAAATACAACGAAGCTAGTCTTGCTACTGGCAACGTAAACAATGTTTTTGACGTTTATCCTTGGCTTCAGTCCTATCTTGGTGCTTATTGTCTTGGTGGAGCTGGCGGCTATCAAGTTCGGGTAACTAGAGGTTAATCATGGCAAAAATTGATGATGTATTTGGAAATGTACCTGCAAGTATCCTTAGTACTTGGGGTCAAACATTAACTTTTGTTAAAACTACAACTCCAAGAACATACAACCCAACAACAGGAGCTGTTACTGGTTCGGATACAAATGTAAGTGTAAAAGGAGTAATTACAGAAATAAATTCAAGTGAAGACGAAGGGTTATATCAAACAACTGACTTAAAGATTGTTATTGGAGCGAATGAATTAGGAGATTATTATCCAACAGAAGCAGATCGTGTTCAATATCCACAGGCAGGAGCAACTAGAGAAGCAAAAATTATTAGGATTCAAACAGCAAGAGGAGATAAGCCTATATTCCATACATTGATAGTGAGGCCACAGTAATGGCAAGAAATCCAGCTAGAAAATTTACACGTGAGATTGGTGAGATTGCTAATGAATTAGCTCGTCATGTAGCGGTAGAAGTAATGAATGATTTAGCAGAGAAAGGCCCAGAGTGGGATGGCACATTTAAAGATAGTTGGATAGCTATTCCTGCTGGTGGAGGAGCTTCTGGTTCGGCTGGAGGAGGTTATCCATACACGATTGATAATGTTCCGAAGTTATCAACGAAGCTAACTGATATGAGAAGGGCTACAAAGTTTACGATTGAAAATATTCAACCTTATGCACCATACGCATTAGACCTACAAGAAGGAAGATTTAATCCTCCTAACTTTCCTAGACCAGATAAAGGTCGTGTTCCAAAAGGAAAAGTTGTTAAAGCAGGTGTTAGAGATGGTAGTGGGCCAACTTTAAGAGGAGATATTACTGCTTCAGCAGATGGTGAGTCACAAATTACAGCAGAATTAGATTGGTATAAAACTTACGTTAAAGGTGGTGCAATGAAAAAGGCTATGGTTCGTGGAGTCAAAGTAGGAATTAAAGCCAGATGAATTACCAATCAATCCGAGCACAAGTAGAAAACCCATTGCTAACTGCTTTTGGAGCGTTAAGTCCTGCGGTTCCTGTATTTTTTGACAACATTACGGCTGCACCAGCTAATACGACGACTGAATATATAAGGTTAAATGTAACTTTTGGAGTTACAAATGAGCCTACATTAAGTTCTAGTGTTGATAACGCTCAAGGAGCAATAATTATTAGAATTTTTACTGAAAAAGGTAAAGGGCCAGCCAGAAATCAAGTGTTAGTAAATACTGCTGTTGATGTATTAGAAACTTTAAATAATGGGACAAAAGGCACTACAGGAACTTATTTAAAGGTTGGTGCAATAGATGGGCCAAGCTTTTCTAGTACAGAAACTCCACCTATGTTTATGAGTACGATTGACACTTCGTTTGTCGCAACAGTTTTAAGTTAAGTAATAACACGCTAATCTATATATAAATTTACCAGCAGCCTCATGGCCGTTACATGTTTATCTGGCACATCAGGTGCTCTCTATTACAAACCCGCAGGAACAACAGGAACCTTTGGTACTGGTGATGTAACCATCGGTACTGAGACAATGGTTGTTGAAACTTATTTGAATCTCAAAGTTGGAGATCCAGTTAAGTTTAGTGTGATTGATTCTTCTACAGGTGGAACAGGAACAGGAACTTTACCTGCTGGACTAGCTGCTGGAACAGTCTATTTTGTTATTACTTACACAGCAGCAACAGGAGCATTAATTGTATCTGCATCTGCTGGTGGTTCTGCTGTAAACCTAACTGACGTTGGAACAGCCGCAGCTCCTAATGAGTTTCAAGTTGCTTATTCTGCTTTTGAGTCAGTTAGTCAAGTTAGTGAGTGGTCTTTTGAGATTGAAAGAGCTGAAATTGATGTAACTACAATTGGTGGTGATCCTGGTCAGTACGTTCCATTTAGAAAGTACATTGCTGGATTTGGTGATGGTTCAGGTAGTGCAACTGCTTACATGACAAACGAAGATGCTTCTCTTTCTAACCGTATGATTGAAGATGTTCTTCAGCGTCAACAAGTTGGTGCAGCGTTCAAACTTTATACAGACCGTGTATTTAGTGGTGGAACGGTAAGTGACACTCTTAGTCGTTTTATCAGCTTTGATGCAACACTAACTTCTGCTTCTTTAGGTGTTACTCCTGATGATGCACAAGCAGTAACAGTTAACTTCCGTCCTGCTGGTGTTCCAACATTCGACTTTAGCCGTTCATAATAGTTACGGAACTGGAATGTTCCAAGAACCCTGCTCTTTAGCAGGGTTTTTTATTGTTTATTACGCTAGAATAATTTCATATAATTTTTTACTATGTCATCAAGTTCTAGAGCATCACGCTCACCATTAAGAGCGATAGATCGTTTAAAGAAAGCTGCTAATTTAGAAGCTACAAAAAGAGAAGTTGAATTGTCTGATGGAACGGTATTTGAGATGTGGGTAACACCTTTAACAATGGCAGAAAGAGAAAGAGCACAAAAAGGAGCTAAGTCTGATGATGCAAATGAGTTTGCATTAAGACTTTTGATGACAAAAGCTCAAGATGAAAATGGTCAAAGATTATTTGCTTTAGGTGAAATAGATGTTTTAAAAAATGAAGTAAAAGATGCTGATCTACAAAAATTGATGTTGGCTGTTATCTCAGACGATGAGGAACCACTAGACCCAAAGGATTAAGTCAGGAGCTGCGAAAAGATAATTTATTAATGCTTCAGTTTGGTATTGCTAAAGAGTTAGGAAAGTCGTTAAGTGAAATACGTCAGATGACTGTAGAAGAAATATTAGGATGGTCAGCTTATTTTCAAGTGCTTAACGAAGAGCAAGAGAAAGAAATGCAAAAAATCAAAAGACAGAGGTAAGATGGGTTGAGTTAGAAAAAAGGTCGTGGCGGTAGAAATGCAAGGAGTAATAAAACTCCTTAGTACAGGTGGTAAGAAAATAATAAGTGAATTACAAACTATAGAAAAGCTTTTTACAAGTATTTTTAAAAAGCAACAAGCAATAAATAAAACAGCTTTAAAATTTAATAAGGTTAGAGCTGCTACCAGAAGAGTAAAAGGATCAGGTTTAAATTTAAATACAAGCACACCACTTGAAGGCTTAGATGATAAAGCACGAGAACAAAAATTAGGAAAGTTAAGTGGTACGACTAGAAGATATGTAGTAGCTCTAAATAAAGCTAATAAAGAATTAAATGGGTATGTACGATCTTTAGCAACGGCTGATGGTGCTCAAAGTAAATTTACAGGTTCTAGCCGAAAAATAACAACACAAGTTTCTGCTTTACAAGACAGATTAAATAGTTTATCTCGTACCAATAAAGAATATACTTCTACATTACAAGCAACTTTAAGAGGGGAGCAAGCTTTATATAAGGTACAAAGGAATAGAGCTGTTGATGAATTAGCACAGTTTCCAGAGCAGCGTTTAAAGAAAGACGGAACACCAGATAAAAGATTTACAAGAACAGGTGTTGAGGATTTAGTAGGAACAACAATTGGTGAATTTGAACAAGGAAAGATTGCAAATTCAATTAATGGTTTAAATAATTACATTGATAGATTGGAAGCTTTAAGAGCAAAAGTCCAACTTGGAAGCAAGAGTTTCAATGATCTTCAACAACAGATTGCATTAGTTAATCTTAAATTAAAAGAAGCAGATCCATTACCTTTTTCTAGCAAAATAGAAGCTGCTGCTAAAGGACCAGCTACTAAGTTAGATAGCATGGATGCCTTTAGGCAAAAAGAAAGATTTGCATCAGATTTAAACAGAACAGAAGATAAACGATTACAACTTTTATCTAGGATTAATGATTCAAGTCTTGCTGAAGTTACAAAACAAAAATTAAAAAATCAATTATCACAAACAGATGTACAACTTCAACAAAAAGAATTAGAACTTGCCAGAGCAACTAATAAAGAAGTTGATAAAGAATTAAGTTCTTTAAATAAAAAACAACAAAGACAAAAGTTTAGAGCAGGTAGAAAAGATCGAATAACTCAAAGTGCATTAATTGGTGGTGGTTTTCCTTTCTTATTTGGAGGAGGCCCACTTCAAGCTCTTGCTGGTGGTTTAGGTGGTGGTATTGGTGAAGCAGTAAGTCCTGGTGGAGGCTTTGCTGGTTCGATTGCAGCTACAGCAGCTATATCTCAAATAGCACAAGGAGTAGAAGCCCTTGGAAATCTAGGTAAAGCAATGAACAAAGCAACGATGGATACAACTGCTTTAATTGCTGCAATGGGAATGGCAGGAACAGTTGATGGCGAAAGAATACAATTAATTGAACAGTTAGAAGGTAAACAAGCTGCTTTTAATGCAGCAATGGAAGAAATGAAAGGAGTTGTTGGAGATGAAGGAGCAGCAGCACTTCAAAGATTTGGAGATAGCACTAAAAAGTTACAAGACGCTTGGGCTAAATTTATGACACGCCTTATGGCAGGAGTAGCAATAATTTTAGAAAAATTAGGAATAATTGATGGAATAGACAATCAAACTAAAACATTTAATAGAGGAGATATTAGAAATAAAATAAATGAGTCTGGAAATGATACTGAAATAGTTAGATTACGAGCTGAAATAGAAAGAATCCAAGGTTTATCTGGTGGTGGTAGAGCAGGTTCTAAAAACAGAACAGATACTATAAACTCTCTACAAAAAGAAATAGAACAAAGAGCTTTAATTCTTTTACAACAAGATCAAACTATAAAAATAGGAATTAATCGTCAAAAGACATTAGAGCTTGTAACTAAAGATATGACTGATCAAGAAACTTTGCTAAAAGAAAGTCTTAGTTTAGGAAATAAAGAAGCACAAATAAGAGAAAAAATAAGAGCAATAAATAAAGACTTAGTAGATATGAAAAAGACTGAATTAACACCAGAAGAAGCAAAACAAATTCGATTAGATTTTATACGAATAGATAATTTAACTAAAATGAAAGAACTATATGATCAAATAAAAGACACGATTGCAACAGGACTTACAAATGCAATTGAAGGATTAATAGCTGGAACGAAAACATTAGGAGAAAGTCTTGCAAGTATCGCTAAAAGTATTGCAAGTATGTTTTTAAATTCTGCAATTTCTAGCCTGGTTGGAAACATTAGTTTTGGAAAACCTTCTATAGGAACTCAAGTAGGAAATATGATTGGAAAAAATGCAGAAGGAACATATATGGCAAATGGAATCAGACCATTTGCTTATGGCGGTATTGCAACTAAACCAACTCTAGGACTCGTGGGAGAAGCTGGAGAAGACGAATACATTATTCCTGCATCGAAGATGGCTTCAAGTATGCAACGCTACTCAGCAGGTGCTAGAGGTGAAGCTGTGATTCCTGGTACTGGTTCGTCTTATACCGGTGGAGGCGGTGGAAGTTCTACTACTGTTAATTACTCTGGGCCTATTCTTAACTTCAACTCTGAAGAGTTTGTTCCTAAGTCTGCTATTGGTGAAATTATTGCAACTGCTACTGCTAGAGGTGCAAGAGCTGGTGAAACTAGAACATTATCTAGTTTACAAAATTCACGCAGTAGAAGATCTACTTTAGGATTATGAGTCTTGTTGCTTTAACTAATTTTATTACTATTACTAATCCAAATGGATCAGTAGCAAATATACCTGACAAGTTTCAAAACGGAAGACAATCTCCTAACATTGATAATTTTCAATACCTTTCGTTTATCTATCAAGGTGCTACTCGCAATAGGTCTGGAGACAATATGACTTCATCTTTGTTGCTTGCTAATAGTGAGTTAAGTATGAATTATTCACAACAAATTGTATTAAATAAATATCATGTAAAGGTAGAAACTTATTTAATGACTGAAGCATTTGAAAAAAGCAGAATTTTAACAGAAGAAAATTGGTTAGCTTCTTCTATGTCATACGACCCATCAAGTATCGAATTAATCCTTAGTAGTGCTATTGATGCTGTTGGTGCAAACGCTCCAGATAAAGTATTAACAAGAGACATGGTTGGAGCTTTACCTATTACTGGATCGCTTCAAAACAGATGAAGCCACATCAACTAATTGGGTTGCCTTATCGTTTAGGTGCTGATCCAGAAAAACATAAGGCTGGTGATTGTTTATCTTTGGTTCGTACGGTGTTAGGAAATTATGGTTTTAGTGTTCCTAAAGGAGAGCGTGATTGGTATCGAAGGTTAAGAAAAAAAGATTACAGCGTGTTTTTTGAAGAATTAAATAGGTGGGGAGTTGAATCACCCCCTAAACTAGGAACAATTGGTTTATGCAAATCAGATGATGGTTATGGCATGGCTGCGTTTTACGAGGAAGGATGGCTGAGTTACCAAAAAACATTAGGAGGCCAGGTGGTGATTTGGTGTCCTCAAAACAACCTCATGGTAGAAGGCTGCTATTACCAGCAGAAGTAGAACTATGTAAGCTTTTAGGTTTATGTGAAGATGAGTATTGGTATTTTCAAGATACGGTTGCTGCGTATAACGGACAAAGACCAAAAGGATATGAGTTAATTCCTGATATTAGAAATGAAGCAGTTTCATTATTTTTAGCAAGAGAAGGTGTTCAACAGATTTTAATTCAAGTTGGAATAGCTGTAGCTGCTGCAACTGTTTCATACCTGTTAACCCCTAAACCAAAAGCATTAAAGCAGGGTGGTTCTAGAAGAACTGCTGATGCAATTGGTAATACAAGATTTGCTCCACAGGCTTCTTTTAATTCAGTACAAGAGTTAGCAAATATAGGTGATTCAATTCCTTTAATTTTTGCTAATTCATTAGAACAAAGTGGTTTTGGTGGGTTAAGAGTTAATAGTCAATTGTTATGGTCACAATTTGTCAGCCTTGGTAGATACCAGCAATTAAAAGCACTTGCTTTGTTTTCTCATGGAACGATAGGAGCTGATCCTGATTATGAAGGTTATGCAGTAGGAGATACGTTATTAAATACTTATAACGCTTATAAAGTTGGTCTTTATTTTAGAGATGGGAGTAATTCTGGAGATAACAGAATTATTGAAGCAGATAGATATAACGAATCTGAATTAACTTTTAACGATAATGATCCTTTTGTTGTTGGTGTACCAAATAAAACTGGTTCAAATCCTCCAACAGACACCAGTAAATCTTTTAGTGGAGCAAGAAACCCTACAACACAAACAGCTTTTGGTGTTTATGCTCCTGTTCCTAATGCACAAATTTGTAGATTACCTTATGACTTAATTCGTGATCCTAGAGGTTCTTCAAGAGAATCAATTAAGGACATGATGAGAAAAAGAAAAAAAGTTGAATTTGCAAGATGGCCTACAAGAGCTGGAATTATAAAAGTAGGAGGTAGCACAACAAAAGGACTACGTTCTGTTAATGAAGGAGATTTAATTACTTATCAAATTGTTGGTATTAATCCAAGTGGTGAAAGTAATGCTTTGCAACGTAAATATGACAGTGATCAAAGTACTGCTGGCTATCAAGTAATTGAGGGTGAAGGAAACGCAGATGCTTTTAATTATAGACCTCACGGTGTAGATGATGTTGATGGTTTTACTACATCAATTAGAGAAACTACAGATAGCACTTTGACAGTAGGAGAACAATATTTATTTGGAACGGCTGTTGTTATTTGTACTGAAACTAATGATCCAGTTCCTTACAGAATTGAAGAAGGTAAAAATTATACGTTTAAAGTAATAGAAGCAGGAGAAGTTGATTTACCTGTTAACGGTCAAGATTTAGGTGTTCATTGTGCTAACCCTGAATGGTACGATCCAAATCATTTAGGTTTTAGTTTTGGTGGTAGTAAAGATACTGACCCTGTTTATAGTTTAAGTGATTTAGCACCTATCTTTTGGCAACAAATTATTAGTGGTACTGAATTTAATTATGGAAGAGGCACTAAAGATTTATATTATGGACATGATATTTACACAGCTCAAAGAGTTGCATTAGGAACTGTATCTAACAATAGAAAATGTGATGTAACAGAGATAGGAATCAAATCAACTGTATTTAAACGTATCAACTTTGCAAATGTAAAAACGCAACCTAATGAAGAAGCATTAAAAAAAGCATTTGAAGATAAGACACAAATACAATTAGGTCAAGTTAATAAATATGCAAAAAGAATTTCGTTATTTATGTTGCAAGCAAGGCAAGTAGGAGATTCTAATTGGCAAGATTTAATTAATGGATTGTCTAACCATACTGGTTTATTTGCTGTAAAAGGAAACACACCAGAAGCACAATATAATGCTATTACAATTTCTCATCCTGATCAAGAACAATATGAATTTAGATTTAAACCTTACCCTGGTAACTATATAACTAGAAACGAAAAATGGAATAGAAGATTTAATTTATTAGCAACTGACGGAAGTGGTAAAGGACAAATATCTCATTTTTCATCTAATGGCTTTGATGTTGCATTTTCTGGAGATGAAGGATACACAATTGATGAAAGCGAAGCTTCTAATCCAGAGTGGCAATTAGGTGAATCTACTGTTAGTACAACAGGCATTGTTAAAAATGTAAGGACATCAACTGGTTTAACAAGTTGGGTTCAAAACCCTAATTTTAACGGAACAATTACAAACCAAAGATGGCAAACTGTAAATAGATTTAATGGTGATCCTTCTAAAGTAATAGTTTTATTTAGTGCAGCAACAAATTCTCCATATACAGGATATGTAGGGCATCAATGGTCTTTATATGGCTTTGGAACGGAAAAAACTAGCTATGACTTTCAAGATGGAAATGGTGATTGGCCTAATGTTTATTTTGAATTTGGCGGTAGTCGATATGTTGTTTTAAGTCCTGAAGTTTATTTTCATCCAAATGATGACAACCATACTTTTTGGGTTTCCGAACAACAATATAAAGAAACAACTACAACTATCATTGCCTTAGAACATTTTAGTGGCTCTGTAAGTCTTATTGGAGGAACTGGTACTGGTTTAAAAGTTAATTTAACTGTTGAAAGATATGAATATACGTCTGGATCGTTTTACTACAAAGCAAATTGGTCGTTAGATCCTAATAACTTAGGCACTGGTTACATCAACGGTGATGTTGTTGAAATTCCTAAAGAAGCAGATCAAGCAGGTGTTGGTTTACCTCAAAGAATACAAATAGTATTAAATGTAGGTGCAGTTACAATTACTACTAGAGCAGCCCAAAACTTCAGTCCATTTGATGCTTTAGCTGATTGGAACGTATATGAAGGAGATGAAAATAGTAATAGAAACGAACCCGAACATGAAATTGTATATGTAAATGAAATATTAAAACCAAAGACAGATAATAACGGTAATGAAATTGGAGCTGCTAAGTATAGTGATTTAGCTTTTGCTGGTATAAGAATTAATAGTTCAAAAGAGTGGACAAACTTTAGTCAGTTTTCTGCTTACTTTAAGCAAGGAGTAAAAGTAGAAAAATTAAATACCAGTGGTACAGGAGCTTCTAATTTATTTCCAGAGATTACTTATGCCTTATTAACAAGTTCAGAAATAGGAGCTGGAAGACTTGTTGGATCAAATTCTGTTGATCGACCAGCAATGGCTAATGCTGCTGATTATTGTAAAAAGAATAAATTCTTTTGGGATGGAACAATTTCATCTAAATTAAATTTAAGAGATTTTATCTTTGAACACGCTGGTTATTGTTTATTAGATTTTACAATTATTGGAGGTAAGTTTAGTCTTAAACCTTCTGTTCCTGTTAATGGAAATAATGAGATTGATAAACGAGTATTGCCAGAAGTAAAAGCCTTATTTACTGACGGCAATATTAATGATTTACAAGTTAGTTTTTTGGCTCCAGAAGAAAGACAAACTTTTAAAGCTGCTGTTCTTTTTAGAAATGAAAAAGAAAATGGATTTCCTGAAACTAGATCTTTATTGATTAGAGAAAACGATCCACATGGTTCTGTTTCTGATCCTGTAGAAACATTTGATTTATCTGGTTTCTGTACTTCAAAGCAACAAGCAGAGTACTTTGCTTACTTTGCTATTAGATCAAGACGTTTAATTGATCATGGTTTAACATTTAAGACTGCACCTCAATATGTAGAAAATTTAGCCCCTGGAGATTATTTTAAACTTGTCTCAGAAGTTACTCATACCAGTAGGTTTAGGAATGGAGCAATTACACCAACTGGAAATATTGTAAGTAAGGATAATTTATCTGGATCGTTGTCCGTTTATTATTGGAAGCCAGGAACAACTGAAGTAAAGGAAGGAACATTAAACACAGCAAATGTATCATCAGCATTTTTTGGTACGTTATTTACTGTTAAGAACACAACAACAGAAAATAAAATTTATAAATGCGAAACGATTTCTTATGGAGAAGATGGTTTATTAGAGGTATCTGGTAGCTATGCTCCTGTTGAACCCTCAACATTGCCAAACGGTAATCCTAATCCAACAGCAGGACAACTTTCTGTTATGCAGAACTGGGGTCTAAATAATGATGCTTCCATTTTCATTGTTTCTGAAAACGAATGACTAGCTCTGTAGCCTTTCCAACTATAAAACCAACGTCCAGAAGTTATAGACCTGGAACGTATCCAAGTACCACGTTTGAATCATTAGACGGTACAAAGACACATCTTCGTTACGGTAACAAACGAGTAAATGCTACATTGCAACTAGGTTTTTCTAATATTTCTGATGCTAATGCTGCTTTAATTTTAGCTAATTATGAAGATGTAAATTCTAACTGGGATTATGTAACGTTTTCTTCTGCAAATGGAACGGTAGGAGTAGAAAGTACAAGTCTTTCTAATTATTTTAAAGAAGTTGGATCAGGATTAAAATGGCGTTATTCTGGGCCTCCAAATATCACAAGTAGTTTTAAAGGAAAGAGTAATGTTAGTTGTAGTTTTGTTGCTTGCCTAGATTCACCGTAGAATAAACACAACGTATTGATTTTTTAGGTCGTGCCTTTTTATAGCGGAAAAGACGGGCAACTATTTATTGACGGTTCACAAGCCGCAAAAGTTCAGTCTTGGTCTTTCTCTAGTTCACAAGCTGTTCTTGAAACAACTTCTTTAGAAGATACAGACAGGACAATTGTTGCAGGTGTTCGCAGCTATAGCGGTAGTGCAAGATTGTTTTACTATCAAGCTTCTGCTGGCTCTGGTGGAGATGTCACAACACTAATTAATAAATGTATAAAAGCAGGTACAGGAGCTGGTGATGGAACGGCTGCTGATTCAAGTGCTGCCACTTTAAAATTAAAAGTACTTGATGGTTCTGCTAATGGTCGCTTTATTACCTTTTCGACTTTAATTACTGGAATATCAATGAATAGTTCTGTTGGTGAGGTATTAAGTGCTGACATTAGTTTTGAAGCAAATGGAGCACCTACAGAAGTATCTATCTAAATCATGGGTGTTTATTTTGGTCAAGCAGGGGAAATAGCCCTTAAAAGAGATTCACTTCAATCTGCTTTGCAGACGAAGTTAGATCCTTTTGATGTAAACACTTCGACCAGAAGATTTAGTGTTGACCATAGTTCTGGTTCGTTAATAACTGGAGATGAAGTAGAAATAGAAACTGTTGATAAATCTACGCTTGAACTTGTTAATGGTCATAGTTATCCAGATTTAAAGAAGTTTATAAATGTTGATCCAGTAGGAGGTATCCGTTTATATAATTCTTTTGCTGCTGCAATAGAAGGATTACAAACAAATGCTTTAACGCTTGTTACTCCAAGTGCTGCTAAAGATATATTGATTCGTACCAGAAATGAAAGATATAGACACGTAGCAGGTGTAAAAGATTTTGAGATGACAACGACCAGAGAGCAAGTTGACTTAACAAATCTTGGAGATGAATTTAGAAATCAATATGAAGCTGGTTTAATTAGCGGTCAAGGTAGTTTGAATTGTCTTTGGCAACATGATTATTACGATGGAGATCGAGCAAATGAATTTGGAACAGACCCTGAATTTCCGTTTTATTTAGCTCAATTAGTTTTACGGACACAACAAGGAGCAGATTTTGATGCTTTGTTGTATATTCATAAAGATGGGTCAAACGCAAAGAAAAACGTATATTACGAAGCCAATTGTATTATTACTAATGTTGCTGTAACCGTTAGTGCGTCTGAAGTTATAGAGACAAGAATTGAATTTGTAACGAATGGAGTTGTTGCTTTAAAGACAGGAGACACGCCTGGATATTTACTACAAGAAAACGCAGATAAGATCCTTCAAGAAAATCTTAGTCCCATATTGCTCGAACAGGTTTAAACTATTGCTAATGGTTTTTAGTTAAGAGGAAATGGCAGATCTCCAGATAACGGGCTTAGATGCTTTAGCGGAAGCTGGTATTCAACCAGATGACGTATTAGCACTTGCAGATTTAAGTGCAACTCAAACTAAAAAAGTCAAAGTTAAGGATTTAGTTAACGCAGTTGTTACTGATTCTGGAACCAGTTTCTTAGCTGCTGGAGCAATTCCTGGGTCAAAGATTGGCACGTTAGGAACTAACGCTGTTGTAACTGCTTCTATTACTGATCTAAATGTAACGGCTGCAAAGATAGCAAATAATACTATTACTGCAACACAAATAGCTGCTGATGCTATTGGTACGAGTGAATTAGCAGACAACGCAGTTGACACAGGAGCTTTAGCAGCTAATTCTGTTACAACAACAAAGATAACTGACCTTAATATAACAACAGATAAGCTTGCTAGTAATGCAGTAACAACTGTAAAGATTACAGACTCTAGTGTTACTTTTGCAAAGTTAAATTTAAGTGATGGAGATATTCCTGGTGCAAAACTTACAAGTGCAAGTGTTACTGCTACTCAAATAGCAACTAACGCAGTTACATCTACAGAGTTGGCTGACAATGCTGTTGATACGGCTGCTATTGCTAGTGGAGCTGTAACAAGTGCAAAGATAGCGAGCAATACAATTGTTGCTGGAAACATAGGTGCAGGTGCAATAACAAGTAGTGAGTTAGCAGCAAATAGTGTTACGACGAGCCAAATAGCAGATGGAGCTGTAACGGCTGCAAAACTTTCTGGCACGTTAGCTGCTACTTCAATCGCTGATAATGCGGTAACAACTGCCAAGATTCTTGATGATGCAGTTACAAGTGCCAAGATTGCAGCAAACGCTGTTGATGCAACTGCTTTAGCAGATAACGCTGTTGATTCTGGAGCGTTAGCTAGTAATGCCGTTATAGAAGCAAAGATCGCTGCAAACGCTGTTGTTAATGCCAAGATTGCTGATGGAACAATTACAGCAGCAAAATTAGCAACTGGAAATATCGATAGATCGTTAAATGTAGCTAGTGGAAATCTTGGTATAAATAATGCTGTTACAGGAGGAGCTGCTACACGTTCAGGAATTACATATAACGCACAAGGTTTAATTACTGGAAGTGCTGCTCTTGTAGCATCTGATTTGCCAATTTCTACAGCTTCAGCCGTAGGTGGTGTTTCTGTTGGAACGGGTTTAAGTGTTAGTGGTGCAGGTGCTTTATCACTTACTAATAGTGTTACTGGAGCAACAGTTAGCGGAATAACTTTCAATAATCAGGGAATGATTACGGCTGCTACTGGATTGACAGCAGCAAATCTTCCAGTAGCGACAACATCAGCTAAAGGTGCAGTCCAAATAACATCTGGAGGTGGTTTAACTGTTGATGGTTCTGGTAATTTAATAACTTCGACAAGTGGAGTTAGTGCTGGTACATATCAGTCAGTCACTGTTAATACTAAAGGTGTAATTACAGCAGGTGCAGCATTAACAGCTTCATTAGTCCCTGACATTGCGGCTACTAAAATAACGAGTGGAAGCTTAGACGCAGCAAGAATTGGTAACTCAACAATATCAGGAACAAAACTTGCAAATGCTTCTACAACATTATTTGGATCTGTAGCACAAACAGGTTTCCCAACATCTGAATTTACTGGACAATTCTTCTTTGATTCAGTATCTGAAGATTTATATATATATGACGGAAATGCTTATCAGCCAGTAACAACTTTGACTAAAGGTTCGCTAGTTTTTGGAGGCACGTTTAACGCTTCAACAAGTAAAGTTGCAAGTGTAACAACCGCAGGTGCAGCAGGAGGTTTGACCGTAGGATCTAATGTTCCTACTCCTACAAGTTCTACTGATGGTTTATATTTAGTAGTTGAAAATGCTGGTACGCCAAGTGCTCCAGCTCCTGTAGTTGCATTGGCACCACCAGACTATATA